CTGCCACTAACAGCAATACTGTGGGCGTTAGCTATACCTAGACGCTGTGCTAGATCTTGATGGCCGTTGCCCAATGCATAGGAATGTGTATAACTACATCCGTTTACAATCAATTGTTGTATCATTTTTCTTTGCCAGCGGCTTTGTGGTAAGCGTCAATTTCTTTTTGTGTTGTGATTTTTGCCATGACATCTATTTCGTCATCTTTGTAGGTGGGATATATTTCTTGCAAAGCCTTGCGTTTGGCACTTAGACCTGTTTCCTTTTTCTTGGGAGAGATCCAGTTGTGCCTCATTGCGCCCAAGTCTGGGCTTACTGTAGTAGCTAACAACCATTGCAACTTAGGATGTTTTCCTACATCGAAGAAATGTTTGTTAAGTCTTTCGTTTGTGGCAATAACGTAAAACTCTTGCAGTTCGCGTGAGCCTTCTACCGCTGAGCCCCAGCGTAGCATAAGGAAAGTTGAAAACTTCTTGCGTTCCTCGACTGTAAGATCGTCATAGAAACTTCTAACCTTGCGGTCAAACATCTTCATCTCGTTTGCAATCGTTAGCTTGTCACTCATTTAGTTTTGGTCAGTTTGTAAATCATTATAACACGATTCAGTTCATCTTGTAAAGTAGGATTGGTTCGGGCGGCCCGCCGAATCTCGCCCCACATCTTGTCTTCCATTAGGTGTTCGTGCAAGGGCCTACCGTCTGGTGTTCTTTTGTCGTAGTCTATTTTATGGCCAGATACAGGATCATATTCGCGACCACTTTCATATCCTACCACTTGACGTGTGCTGGGATCTGCTCCAAACTCACGAGCATACACAATACCATCTGATCGTTCATAAATGTACTTGGTATCTGGTTTAAGACTGCCCATGTTGGTATCCGTACTGTAGGTGTGCCCAACGTAGGAAACGCTCTAAGCCTTCACGGTCGTCGGGGTGACTTTCCAGATACACTCTAGCCAGTCTATTAATAATTTCAAATACTTCAGGTTCAGTGTAGGGCATTACCAGGCCTTGTTATAGTCCACAATCTCACAGTTACGACTAATGTCTTTGACAAAATAAATGCAATCCGGCTCCGCATCATCGTTAATAGGCACGGCTAGCATTTGTCCGTTTTTAAGTTTAGGGGCATACCAGGACACATCATGGTAAACATCTAAAATTTCAATGTCCGGGAAACTAGGTCTATAGCTGGTTAACGGGTTAAACTGAAATACTCTAAATCCTCGATCATTAATAGATGTTAGTGGTAAAACTTCCAGGTCCCCAATATCTGGTTCTCCAATTAACACTTGCCAGTCCATGGGCATTTTGATAGTAGTGTTACCAATCCGTAGAACTAGGGCGGGACTATTAAAACTCTCTAAGAAAATTAAAGGAATAAATTGATAGTCTGGGTCAGCTGGGTTGCTATTGTCTAAAATAGCAAAACGCATATCATCAACCTCGTCAGGTAAATGGTCAAGGTCATAAAATGTATTGTCTAGTGTTAGTATTCTCATAGTAATAGTATATAGGGTTTGTGTCAATAAGTCAACCGCCAGTTGCGTATCTGCGGATCATAACGAAATACAATGTCAGTGGTGGCTCCCATAATGTGTTTGCTGATATTGCCAAACCAAACATCTCTACAATCCATTATTATCTCGCCATATTTGGCTTGCCAAAACAATACCACATACATGCTTTGTTGAAATCTTTTGACATCTTGCAAAGGAATAGTGACCTTAAGATCTGACTCATTGTTTAGTTGATTCAAGTCCACTGTGATTGGTTGAGTTTGGTGATATTTTATCAGTTTCAAATCGGTAAACTTTGGCAACATTTTAAACAACATATTGAGTTGATTGGCTCGATAACGTGTGTCGGCCAAGCTGTGCTGTTTCTGAAAATCTTGGTTGATTATGCTAGCAAAGGCAGGATCAACATCAATGTCAGGTTGATATTCAAATGCTTCTGATCCTGATTGATCAACTACAAATATTGGATGCATTTGATACACTTCTGCATGAATTTTAAATTGCCCGGGTATAAACTCTCCACCGTGTCGTTGCGCATGGTTGGATAATTTTATTATATCTTCGCCAAATATTTGTGTGTTGATAGTTTCTGACACATACACATCTGCTCGAATGTCAAGGTTGAGAAAATCTCCGTGCATCAATTCAATGCGGTCAGTCATCTGTAATTTTTCAATGATTGATTTGGTATACTGATATCTTTGCAAATCTCGTTCAACTGCAATCACATGTTTTGCTCCAGCATGCACTGCTAGCACACTTAAGAATCCTGTGCCTGTGCCAATGTCGCATACTGTTTTGCCTGGCGCTGCCGCATTAATTGCATTTTTGTAAAAAATATTTCTACCAGTGTCATTGAGCATGGGCATGAATATACCGTCATCGTTGAACCAATCCATGCTCATAATTCAATCTCCAAAAGACGTTGCATAATCACTCCACAATCTAACGTTTGGTGTATTACACTCCATCCGTATGCTTGCAAGTATACCACAGCAGGTCCACATTTACCAATCCAGCAGTCATTGTAACAATAGGTATCATCAAATACAACCAAAGCATTTGGTGATAGATATGGCCGGAGTGCAACAATTTGCCGCATGTGTTCAGCTTGGCAATTTTGATTGGTCATTGTTATGCCTTGGCCAGCATATTTGCGCATCTGAACTTGTATTGCTGGACTAACATTATTGATATCCCAAATATAATCAAAATTGTCTAGGTACAGTAATGCAATATCTGTACCCTTTGAAGAAAATTCTTTTGCCCAGGTGCTACCCAATGCTACTACAAATTCAGTATTAGTTAATTGGTCAGCGTAAATTTGTTTAGCAGTTGGATCAATATCTACGCTGATCAATTTGGTGCTGTATTGTGCAGCCAAGTTGTTTAGAGTTATAGTGCTGCCTTCTCCACGCTCACTACCAATTTCTACAAAAACTCCAACAGGCGTTTCGGGCATAAAATTTGCTATGCTTTGATAAATTTTACCCATTAATAATCCTTTGTATGTTTGACGCGATAGTTTCTTGTGTTGCAGCATCTGTGTGGTATGGAGAGTCAATTTGTTGATTACTCTCGCTGTAGTCGTATGCCACTTTGCCAACGTTTTCGTTGTTGAATTTTATGCCTAGAATTCCTGCTTGTTCAATTTTGATTTGCCAGTATTCAAACATCCAAGTATCAAGTTCAGTTGATATCCCGTCATGATACATGTGTTTAAGATACAAGTCGATTGCCAAAAGCTGTTCACTAGTTATATCAACAAAAGGGTGGTCCTTAAGACCTTGCCAAACTGTACTTAGTACACTTCCGTTTGTTACGTTCCCAACATATTCTGTACCAGTACTTGTGTGACTAGGATCAAAATATATAAAATTTTTTAAACCTTTTTCTAAATTAAAATTTTGCTTGTTTATCATAAGCTCGATTCTTGCAGACCATGTTTGGTTATATACAATTACATCAGGGTTTAACGAAATTGCGTTACGTATCTGAAACCAAATACCCACGTTACTCATACCACCGTGTGCTAAATTTACTACGTTGTGTCCGTAAGCATCTTCAAGTATCTGACTAAAATGTTTTCTATCGCCAACATCCTTTACAGCATAAGTTGAGGCTGCGCAAAAACTATCTCCACAAACAATTATTTTCATGCTATTTTCATCCAGTCTAGTTTTTCTAATGTGAAAGGATAGTTGGCTTCTTTATAGAACTGCTTGCGTTTAGTTAAGTGTCGTTTTGCAAACTTGCACGTTGAAGTTACATCCCAAATTTCCACATGATCTTTGTCTTCTGCTTTTCTTATCCCGCGTCCAATACTCTGAATAACACGGACAAAACTTTTTCCGGGTTCAATAAGAACCAGATTAAAAATCCTAGGGATATTAATGCCCACAGCGGCAACACCATAGGTAGCCACAATAATCTTACCAGTACTGTCCGCAATTTCGTCATATTCTTCTTGTCTTTTTGTTCCTTTTGTTGCTCCTGATACAAACACCGCACGATCGCCTAGGCGTTCTAATAATGCGTGGCCGGCCGCAACTCTGTCAACTAACACCAAAGTATTTCCAGTTTTGTTTACCTTGCGTATAAGTTCAGCCATAGTGTCTAGTCGACCCGACTCTTCCAGCAGGTATTTAAGTTCACTTTGATACTCTTTATACTCCACATGATCAATCAACTGCACAATATTCACATGACAATTGGCTAACACACCTTGTTGTTGCAATTCATTAGCACTCAAGCGACCAATAACAGGTCCAAGTCCAACTAACAATGCTTGGCTTTCAAACTTTTCTTTGGGGATAGTTCCAGTCAACCCCCATCGAATTGGCACTCTAGCCATCACACCTGTTAGCAAGGTTTTAAGTGCATCTGCTTTGGCCATGTGTACTTCGTCTACAATAACGCATACCACACCTTCTAAGAACTCGCCAATAGTTACTTCGCCTGTGCCTGCCTTGGTATTCTTTAACAGTATGTTTAGACTTTGCCAAGTACAAATAGTGTGTTGGCGCCCGTATTCTTTTCTATCGCCAAAATACACACCAACATCTTGTTGCATGTTGATGTAGTCCTTTTCTGTTTGTGTTACTAGACTTTTGTTGG